CCGACCGTGTCTTCGAGTTCGGTGAGACGCGGTTGCATGCTGCCACGACGCTGCTCGACATTCGCGTTGCCGATGCGCCCGGCCTCGCCGAAGGCGACAGGTTCGAGTTCGACGGTGTTTCCTATGTCGTCCAGGGGGAGCCGAGCCGCGACGCGGAGCGACTGATCTGGACGGCGGAGCTGCGTGAGGCATGAGGTTTTCGGTCAGCACGATCGGCGACATCGGCAAACTGATGAGCGACGAGATCAAGGCCGCCGAGAAGGCCGTCACGGTCGGGATCTCACAGGCCACCGAAGGCCTGAAAACCGAGCTCCGGACGCAGGTCACCTCGGCGGGACTGGGTCCGCGACTGGCGCGCACCTGGCGCGGACAAGTCTACCCCAAGGGCGAAGACAGCATCCGGGCGGCGGGTCTCGTCTGGTCCAAGGCGCCGGGCATCATCCGCATCTACGAGGACGGCGCGACCATTCGCTCGAAAAACGGCTTCTTTCTCGCGATCCCGACGGCGGCCGCTGGCCGGTACGGGGATGGCGGCCGGAAGATCACGCCGGGTGGATGGGAGCGACGGACCGGGCAACGGCTGCGCTTCGTCTATCGACGACGCGGCCCCTCTCTTCTCGTGGCCGACGGGATGCGTGCCCGGACAGGCAAGCGCGGTGGCTTCTCTCGCGCGAGCGCTTCCGCACTCCGGACGGGCCGAGGGTTGGTGACCGTGCCGATGTTCATCCTGGTTCCGCAGGTCACCCTCGCCAAGCGCCTCGAGGTGGCCGGCGCCGCCGAGCGCTGGGTGAGCCGGCTACCCAGCCTGGTCGTGCGCAACTGGATTTCTGATGAGGACGGGAGCCGCTGATGTCTCGACGTGAACAGATTCTCGCCGCGCTTTCGGTTGTTCTCGCGGGGCAGTTGGCGGCGCCGGTGCGGCGCAACGAGGTGTTGCCCGAGAAGGTGCCCGCTGCCGGTCTCGTCATCCTGCGCGATGGCGAACCCGGCGAACCCGACATCACCCTCAATCCCCGCACCGAGTTCTACGCGCACCGGGTCGAGCTCGAAGTCTATGTGCCGCGAGACCCTGGCGGCGGCGGCGAAGCGGCGCTCGATCAGTTGCTTGGTGCGATCGGGGCGGCCCTGCGTGTCGATGAGACGCTCGGCGGCCTCGCCGAGAACCTGACGCCGTCAGCCCCGGAGACGGGTGCGCTCGCTCTGGAAGGTGCGCCGCCGGTGCTGACCGCGCGAATCATCGTCACGATCGAATACCTGGTGAGCGATCCGCTCACCGCCTGACCCAATCACGACAAGACGGGAGTCAACCATGCCCAAGGCGCGCGCATATGGCGCGGACGCCACCCTCAAGGCGTGCCGGGAGGCAAGCTACGGGGTCGCGCCACTCACCGGCTATCACAGCTTCGATTTCAAATCGACCGATCTCTCCTCGGCGCAGACGCTCGGGGACGACCCGCTCCTCGGACGCGGTCGCAACGCGCAGGATCCTTATCGCGGCCTCATCACCGATGAGGGCCAGCTCGACATTCCGCTCGACCTGCGTGGAACGGGCTTCTGGCTGACGGGCCTGTTCGGAGACCCGGTGACCACGCCCGAGAGCGCCAGCGGCTTGATAGACTTCGTCGACAATCCGTCGCCTGGGGACACCATCACTCTGAACGGCACGGTCTGGACGTTCGTCTCCGGAACTGCCGGCGCGCAGGAGACGGAAATCCAGGGAACGGCCACGCAGACGGTCGATCAGCTGGTCAGCGACCTCAACGCCTCGGCCGATCCCGAAATCGCCAAATGCACATATTCCCGGCCGACCAGTACGCAGACGTTGGTGATCGCGTTCGACACGGCAGGCCCGTCTGGCAACAGCTTCACCATCGCGGCCTCGGCGGCGATTGTCTCTTCACCGACCTTGACCGGCGGCGGCTATGCGCATGTCTGGGAGAGCGGCGCCGACGACATTCCGAGCTACACGATCGAGGTCGGCCATCCGAAGCTCACGACGCCGGTGTTCTTCCGTCACCTCGGCACGGTGATGGAGAGCCTGAACTTCGAGATGGGCCAGGAGGGACCGGCAAACGCCCGTCTCCAGCTCGTGGCCCAAGGCGAGGAACGCTTCTCGGCGACGGTAGACGCCAATCCGACGGCCTACGCGCTCCGCCGCTTCAGCCAGGGGCGCGGTTTTATCCGACGCGGCGATGCGGCGCTTGCGGGTGTTACGGGCGGCAGTCTGACCTTCTCCAACAATCTCGAACGCGTCCGGGTAATCCGTGAGGACGGCAAGATCGAGGCGGCCGATCCCACGTTCGCCTCGGCGGAAGGATCGATGTCGGTACGCTTCGATGGCGCGACGCTCGTGGCCGAAGCCGCTGATGGCGATCCAGTCGCTCTGGAATACGGTTTCACCTTCCCGGAAGGCTGGGCGCTTCGTTTCGAGCTGCCGCGGGTCTTTCTGCCCAAACCCAAATATGCCGTTTCCGGCCCCGGCGGGGTCGAGGCAAGCTTCGACTGGCGCGCCGCCTACGATGACAACGAAGGCACGATGCTGCGCGCTCACCTCCTGAACGACGTCACAAGCTACGCATGAGGAGTCATTCATGATCCGCCTGAACCTGTCGCGCGAGCCGAGCTGGCTCGACCTCGGACATGACGTGCGCGTGCGCGTCGCTCCCCTGACCACCTCGCTCATGGCCGCCGCCCGCAGTGATCCGGCGGTGGCTGCCTTGCCTGAAGGCGCGTCGAACGAGACCATCGCGGTCACCATGGCCAAGGCCCTGGCGCGACTGGTCGTGCTGGAATGGAAAGGGGTGGGCGACGCTGAAGGCAATCCGGTGCCCGTCACACCGGAAGGCATCGACGCGCTGCTGGACATCCTGCCGATCTTCGAGGCCTTCCAGCTCCGCTACGTGTCCAAGGGCCTTCTGCTGGAAGCGGAAAAAAACGGCTCCGCGCTCTCGCCGAATGGCATTTCAGCGGGGGCGACAAATACTGCCGATCCTGCCAGGGGGTCTGCAGCGAGTGCCCAACCGTCTTGAACCGTCCGCAAACGATCGAAGGCTGGCAGGTCTGGGATCTTGCCAAAAAGCTCACGGGGCAGTTGCACGCCGTCCCCGGTGCGGTCCTTGGCCTCGACATGACGGCCGCGCTCGCCTGCGCGCACGCGCTTGGAGTGGACACGCTCGTCTGCGCTGAACTGCTGCCCGAGGTGGAGGGCATGATGGTGCGCGGACTGAACGCGCAAATCAGGACTGATCAACAAGAGGCGGGGAGCGCGTAAGCGCGACGGGGAAAGACAATGGCTGAGAAACGCGTCTCTGTTCGCCTTGCCGTGGTCGGAGGGCGTGAAGTCCGTGCCGAGCTGCAAGGCATAGGCGATGCGGGCGAGCAAGGCTTCCGTCGGCTATCACGGGAAATGGACGCCGCCAACGGCCGTGTCGCGGCTTTTTATCGGCGCGTGCAGATCGCGGCCGCCGCCGCGGCGACCGCCTTCGCCGCGGGCGCTGCGGCCATGATCCGCTCCGGCCTTCAGGTCGTCGACGCACAGGCCAAGCTCGCCCAGTCGCTCGGAACCACCGTCGAGAGCATCCAGGTTCTGGAACGGGCTGGTGAGTTGGCCGGCGTGTCGATGTCCGGCATCGAGCAGGCAACCAAGGACCTCACCCGCCGCCTCAGCCAGGCGGCCGCCGGGACAGGTCCTGCCGTCGCGGCGCTCGAACGGCTCGGGCTTTCGGCCTCGGCCTTGCTGGCCCTGCCACTGGATGAACGTGTCGGTCGCATCAACCAGGCGATTGAAGACTTCGTGCCCGCGGCCGAGCGCGCGGCGGTCGCCGGGCAACTGTTCGGGGAGGAAGGCAGCATCGCCATCTCCCGGATCGAGACGGCAACGCTCCGTCAGGCGACACGGGACGTTCGCGATTTCGGCGTGGTCGTGTCCGAACAGGACGCTGATCAGATCGAGCGAACGAACGATGCAATCTCACGCCTCGGTCTGATCTGGCGCGGGCTGTCGAACCAACTGGCCGTTGCCGCCGCCCCGGCTCTTGAAGCCGTCGCTGACGCGCTGGCGGCGATCTCGCGCACGACGGGTCCGCTTGGCCAAGGCATTCGGCTCCTGTTCGACAACATCGGTCGTCTGGCATCAATCGCCGCGGCTTTCGCCACCTTCATCGCCGGACGATGGGTCGCCGGTATGGTCGCGGCCGCCGCCTCGGTTCGCGGTCTTGC